GGGCATCCCGCCCGGAGGGCATCCCGCCCTCGCGCTCCGCGCGCCGGTTACCCCGAGACGCCGACCTCCCCGGCCGCAATCGCCTCTAGATTTTTGCCAGCTTCGGCTTGGCCGACGGACTTGTCCGGCTTCTTGAAGCCGCTCTCGGGCTCCTTCCCGGTGCCGCTCGCGCCTGAGCCACTGAAGCAGTCGGCGAACTCCGGATCCGCCCGCGTGATCTCGATCAGCTCGGCGATCGTCATGTCGCCCATCCCGGCCTTCTTCGTCACGGCCGGGTTGCCGTTCGCATCGACCACGCGGGCGACGAGCTCGCCCGTTGTCTTGTTCTCTTCGACCCGGATCTGCCGCTCGACCTCGGGGAGCAGCAGGCGGACTTTCTTGCAGCCCGCCGCGACGAGGGCCTTCGTCGCCTCGTTCGTCCGGAGCTGCTTCTCGAGCTGGCCGCGGTACTTCGCGCTCGTCGCGCGCTCGCCGGAGAGGTCGGCGTCGGCCTTGTCCTTCAGCGCCTTCTCGCGCTCGGACATCTTCTCGGGAGGCGTCCAGGTCTTCATTTCCTCGCGCTTCGCGAGGGCTTCCTTCGCCGCTTCGGGGTCCATGCCCTTGAACGCGGCGACGCGCCCCTCGAGGCCGTCCTTCTCGGTCCGGAGCGCCGAGATCGTCTGCTTCAGCGCACCGGTGTCCTCGAGCGTGAAGCCGTCGACGGCCTCGACGTCGAGGAGGTAGCTGCCGTTGACGAGGACGTAGTCCTCGCGCTGGGCTTCGGGGAGGGCCTTCCAGGCGTCCGGGGAGAGCTTGGCTTTGCGGCGCATGGTGGGACGGTCCCGCCCCGGGGAGGCAATGCAAGGCTGGTAGCGTTAGGGGCTCTTTCCCCGGAGGTTGAAATGCCCGAAACGCAGCCGGTGTTGACAGTTCAGCAGGTCATTGAAGTCGTGAAGGCCGCAGCTGGGTCGTCAGGCCCAGACTGGACGAACTTCATCGCTCTGTTTGGTGGCGCGGTCCTGGCGGCCTACACGGCCTTCGTCGTGACGAACGCGCAGCTTCGAGGCGCGAGATCTCTCCAGCGCGGTGAACGGGCGATGCAGCGCGAGCGTGCGCTCAAGTCGGCGGTAGCGGAATGGGCTGGTGCGGCTTTTGCCTACCTCGCCCAGAAGGCCCTTTACGTCGGTCTCACGCTTCAGTTTCTTCGAGGTGGCGCTGAGGTCGATCTCAAGCTGGAGAAGGAGCTCGAGACACTCCGCGTCCGGCTCGACGCAGCAACCCTGCTCGCGTTGACCGAGTCGACCTCGGCTGATCTGCGGGCCAAGATTCGGAAAGCCACGGCGACAGCGGTGATGAAGCACCTTCCCGATCCACACCCCCAGGCTCTGACTCTATTCTTGATCGATGAGAGCAAATCCGTGCCCCCCGCCTATGAGGAAGTCACTGGCATCGTGGACGAGATCAGCTCGCACATCGAGGAGTGAGCCATCAGTAGACCCGCCCGGGCACGCTCTCGGGCGGCGGGGCCTCCTCGGGCACGAGCTCGCCGCCGATCTTCTCCGCGACCCACCGCGCGAGTGCGCCGTCCGGATCCGGGTGCCAGTCGCCTGGAGGGCTCGGGTGCTGCCCGGCGATCGCCTTCACGTACGCGAGCACGTCGGCGTCGGGGCAGCTCCAGTCGCCGCCCTCAAGGACGACGTCGACTCCGCGGTAGCGGATCCTGGCCATGGGGGCCATCCTACCGGCCGCGGAGGAGGTTGACGATGAACTCGAAGAACTCCGGGTCTTCGCGCAGGAGCCGCAGCGGGTCCGTCCAGAGCAGCTCGACGCCCATGGACGTGATCTCGGTCGCCCCGATCTGCGCGCGCTTGACGGGGCCGAGGCTCAGGGCGATCTCGCGGAACTGGTCGATGGTCGTTCCGGTCACGGGATAGAACTTGCCCATGTACGGCTCGAGGAACTCGTCCTCCCAGGCGATCTCGCCCGGGTTCCAGCCCGGCTGCCGGTAGATGTCGCCGAGGCGCCGGAGTCCGCGGCGGTCGGCCTGCGCCCTGCGCCAGAGGAAGTCGCGCACGCGCTCCGCGAACTGCCGCGGGTAGCGGTCCTCGAGCGCGTGCCCCATCTCGTGCACGGAGCTCCTCACCTGACCGCGGCGCGCGATGTGGATCGAGTGATCGTCGTAGGAGTAGTACGCGCGCGACCTGGCGCGCTCGGTGACCTGCTGGACCGTGAGCCCGTCTGGCGCGGCCTGGCGGCTCAAGATCGACGAGAGGAATGGCACGGCCTCCTTCGTCGGCTTCGTCGCCCCCCGCACGACGACGGGCGCCGGATCCGCCACGCGGAGGATTCGGTGCGCGATCCGGCGCTGGTTCGCGAGCAGCGCGGCGCGCGCCGACCCGAGCCGGCCGATCCGGCGCATGAGCTGCGTCTGCGCGGCGGCGCTCGTGGCGGCCTGGAGCTCCCGGTCAAGCGCCTCGATCTTCCGCCCGAGCTCGAGCTGCTGCGCCTGCACCGCCTCGAGGACGGCGTCGAGCCGGGCCCGGGTGTCCTCGCCGGATGGGTTCGTCGGAGCGGGCGCAGCCCCGGGCGCCGGCGGCTCGCCGCCCCCTGAGTCCCCGCCGCCCTCCGCCTCGAGGGCCCGGAGCTCGTCGAGCGTGAGGACGCGGTTCTTGTCGTCGACGAACCTGTCGAGCGAGAGCTCGCCGCGGCGGAAGATCTCCGCACGGCTGGAGCCGAGGACCTCGTCCTGGACGGATGCCGGCTGCTTCCGGAGCCACTCCTCGAACGTCTCGGCGGCCGGCACCTGGCCGTCCATCGCCGCGCGCTCGCCGTCGGGCAGCTCGTCGAGGCCCTTGATGCCGAGCTCCTCGAAGCTCTTCAGGACGGGGACCGTCGTCGAGCGGCAGCCCCAGTGCAGCGGCGGCGCATGCTCGGTGTCGTCAACCGGGAAGACCTTGCCGTCGTTCGCGGCGCAGATGATCGTCGTCCGATCGTCGAGCGTGGCCACGAACTGCCAGCCCTTCACGACGTCGGTGTTCTCCTGGTAGGTCGCCATGCGGGCATCGTTGCTCACGTGGTTCGTCGCCGTCCGCACGACGGAGGCGATGTTCCTCCGCGTGCCCTGCATGACGCCGTCCTGGTAGCCCTCCTCGCGGCGGCCGCGGATCCGGCGGACCAGGTCGTCGATCGTGTCGCCCTCAGCCAACCCGATCTTCAGCTGCTCGAGGACCTTCGCCTGCGTGTCGGCTTCGATGCCGTTCCACCAGGTGCCGAGCAGCTCGCCCTCGAACGGCTTCGACGTGACGATCGCGCGGAGCATAGCCGGCGACGGCGTCACGTAGTCGACGTCGAGGTGAGGCACGGCGCGCCCGAACGTCTGGGCCTGCCAGTCGGCCTCGGCGCCGGCGATCGCGACCAGGTCGTCGACGAGGCGGCGCTTCAGCTCGCCGAACCCGGCATGCAGGACGTCGCGCGTCGCATCGCGAAGGACTGCGAGACGCCTCGCCCCATCCTCGAGGGCCTGCTCGATGCGGCCCATGAGGTCAGGCAGGACCTGGCTGTTGAGGAGCCCGACGATCTGCTGAATCTCGCCGAGCGTGAGCCGCTGGAAGTAGATCGCATGCCGGATGGCGCGATCGCGGAGGTAGTCGTTGACGGACTGCCCGCGCCGGCGCGTGAGCGGCGCGTTCATGGGCTACGCCGCGTCGACCTTGGGCGTCTTCGGCTTCGGCATCTTCCCGCCTCCGCCGCCTGCAGACGTCTGCATTCCGCCGCCCGGCATGAGGTCGGATAGGTCGGGGCCCTCGCGCTCGAGCTCGGCGATCTCGTCCTCGACGACCACGGTCTCCGCCACGACTCCGCGGCGCCGGATCTCCTCGAGGAAGGTCTTCCGGCTGATCTGGCGGGCCTTCCGCATGTCGATCAGTGCCCGGGTCTCCTCGGCCGCGCGGGAGGAGAGCGCGAACTCCGAGAAGAGGTCGCAGCTGAAGTCCTCCGGCATCGGGCGCTTCATCCACTTCCCGGCGAGCCCGTAGCACTCCTCGAGGTGAATCTCGGTCGCGCGCACCCAGGCCTGCAGGTCCGAGTGGCAGCGTTCCTCGTCGATCCCCTGGCCGGTCGCGGTCTGGGTCGTTGTGCGCTGGATGAACGGCTGCGCGCCGAGCATCTGCATCTCTTCCTTCAGGTCGACGAGGTCCTGGCGGCCCGCGGCGATCGCGGCGCCTCCGTGCTCCACGTAGACGAGCTTCGCGTCGATCTGCTGCCGGCGAACCTTCGCACCTGGCCCGAGCACGAGCTTCTTCCCCTTCTCGTCGGCGGCGACGCCGGTCTCGTAGAGGATCGGCATGCGGGCGAAGCGCAGGATGTTCCGCTGGTCGCTCTGCGACTGCCAGTGCGCGAGGTTGAGCCAGGCGAGGTCCTCGAGCGGCGGCCGCGCCATTAGCGGAGCGGTGCGGTCGAAGTAAAGCGTGCGGAGCGGGATCTCC